TGATGATGTGGTTTGGCAAGATGATGAACGCCAAGGGTGGGCTTTATATTAAGATGTTCTTTTGTATAAATAGAACAGAGAAGAGAATTAACACAATTAAGAATAACGTCGTTTTCAATACATAAAGGAGAAAAATATGGCTTTTTCCGTAAGTCCTTCCGTTATCGTTCGAGAAGTGGACGCTTCACAGGCAGTACCAGCCATCGCGACTCCACCAGCCGCTATGGCAGGTGTTTTCAGATGGGGTCCAACCAATGAGCCGATACTACTTTCATCAGAGAACCAACTCGTAGACCGATTTGGCGCTCCGAATGATGCAACATTCGAAACTTTCTTTGTTGCGGCTGACTTTCTATCTTATTCAAATGCACTATACGTAGTTCGCGCCGATGATGGCTCCGAAACTGCTGTAGGCGATGACTTGGTTTTAGATGGAAACAATGCTGTAATTGAGGCAAGCTCAACATACGGTGCTTTCAAAGCAAAATACCAAGGCGCTCTTGGCAACTCACTTGAAGTTGCATGGGTTTCCTCAACAGGATTTAGCAACGATGTCCTTGCGACAGGTGCTATCCCAACTAATAAAATTTCAAACAACCAAATTGATCAAACAATTTCGTTCAATTCTTCTACTGTATCATTTGATGTGGCTAACACACAACAATTGGCTGATATGACAACAGGAGACGTTCTAGTAATTGGTAACGAGTCTGTTGGATACCAAGAATTAAAAGTTGCGACATTTACAGAAACTGTAGGTGAAGTAGAAGCAGTCCCTGGTGACGCTAACACTTCATTCGTAGCGGCTTATGCTTATGATATCACATTCTCCAACAAATACACGTTGGCAGAAACTGATTTGAACAAGCTTTCTATGGTACGCAAGTGGCAGTACAATAATACTTTTGGTAGAAAACCAGATGCAGGAAATATACACGTTGCTGTAATCGATAAAACAGGTACTGTTAGTGGTACTAAAGGTTTTGTACTAGAGAAGTTTGAAAATATTTCAACTACTGCTGGTGCTGTTACGCCAGAAGGTGCTACAAACTACTACCCAACTGTAATCGAAAACATGTCTTCATGGGTTGCTATCGCTAATACGGCAGTTGTTGGTACGGCTGCTGGTTCAATTTCACGTTACGAAACATTCACAGGTGGTACAGATGCAACAACTGAATCGACTGCTACACTAGCACACATCGGTTTTGCACTAGATACACTGAAAAACTCTAACGAGATTGACATTTCTTTCGTCCTACAGGGCAAAGGCGATGACATGGCTACTAGAGCAAACTATATTGTTTCAAATATCTGCGAAACAAGAAAAGATTGTGTGGCTTTCCTATCTCCATCTAAAGAAGCAGTTGTAGATGAACTTAAAATGAATGCGAAAATGACTAATGTTCTTGCATATCGTAACAAAGTTCAGAATTCATCTTATTCATTCATGGATAGTGGTTACAAGTATCGCTACGACAAATATAACGATCAATATCGTTGGACACCATTGAATGGTGATATGGCAGGTCTTGCCGCTAGAGTTGAACCATGGGAATCTCCTGCTGGTTTCAGAAAAGGCGTTATCAAGAATGTTATCAAACTAGCTTTCAACCCAAGCAAACCACATAGAGACGTACTTTATGGTTCAGATGTGAACCCTGTTATCTCACAAACTGGTCAAGGCATCGTACTATTCGGTGACAAAACTGGTCTTGGATTGCCATCAGCGTTTGATCGCCTTAACGTTCGTAGGTTGTTCATTGCAGTTGAAAAAGCAATCGCTACAGCCGCTGAAAGTTTCTTGTTTGAACTTAACGATGATTTTACTCAGACACAGTTTAAAAACATTGTTGATCCGTTCTTACGTGACATTCAAGGCAGACGTGGTATTATTGATTTCAGAGTTATTTCTGATAGTACAGTCAATACTCCTGAGGTTGTTGATCAAAACAAATTCCGTGCAAGCATCTTTATCAAACCAGCACGTTCTATTAACGTCATTGAATTGACATTCGTAGCAACACGCAGTGGTATTGAGTTTGACGAAATTGTTGGTCAGATATCGTAACTAAATAAGAATAGATAAAGGAGAAAACAGACATGGCATTTAATATCAACCAGTTCAAATCAGAGCTAGTCGGTGGCGGTGCGCGTCCAACTTTGTTCCAATGTCAAATCACTAACCCAATTGCTCCAGAAGCCGATATTAAAGTACCATTTATGATACGAGCGGCAGGGATTCCAGAATCTACTCTGGGGCAATTCACGGTTCCATACTTTGGTCGTCAGATCAAGTATGCTGGTGATAGGACATTTGCAGATTGGACAGTAACCGTAATCAACGACGAAGACTTCGCTATCCGTAACGCTATGGAAGCTTGGTCTAACGCAATCAACTCGCATGACTCTAACTCAAGAGCCTTGCCACAAGACTATAAATCGACAGGTCAGATTACCCAGTTTAGTAAAGATGGGTCAATTCTGAGAACATATATATTTGAGGGGATGTTCCCCATCGGTATCGATGGAATTCAAATGGATTGGTCACAGACTGATGCAATTGAAGAATTTGGTGTTACATTCCAATACGACCTATGGCGTGTTGAAGGTAATACTGGCGTACCGACTACCTAAATTTAGAATGAGAAAGTGATGATATGAAGATATTTGGATTCGATATCAAAAGAGAAAGCGATGAGGATGGTTTTGTGCCATCCTCATTTGCTGAACCGTCTAATGATGACGGTGCTATTACCGTTGGTAATGCAATGGGTGGCTTCTACAGTACCCTATTGGATATGGAAGGTTCTGCCAAGACAGAATCAGAATTAGTTACAAAATATAGGGGTCTGGCACAACAACCAGAAATTGCCCAAGCCGTTGATGAAATTATCAACGAAGCCATTAGTATTGATACTGATGATAAAGTTGTTGAGGTAATCCTTGACGATACAAACATGCCTGATAAGGTAAAGAATAAAGTTATCGAAGAGTTTGAGAACGTACTATCGCTTCTCGATTTTTCTAACAATGGTTATGATACTTTTAGTAAGTTCTATGTGGATGGAAGAATTAACTACCACGTAATTATCGACAACGACAACTTGAAAGATGGTATCCGTGAGCTACGCTACGTTGATCCTCGCAAACTCAAGCTTATTCGTGAAGTAGACAAAAAAGAAAAAGACCCACATAGTGGAATTCCTGTTAAGAAGGTCAAGAATGAATACTATATGTATTCTGAAAGTGGCTTTGCCCAAAGTGCATCTGGTGCGCAAGGTGGTACACAGGGTTTCAAAATCGCAAAAGACTCTATCGCTAGAGTTACATCAGGAATGATGACTGAAAACAACTCTTTGGTGTTGTCTTTCTTGCACCCATCAATCAAACCACTCAATCAGTTAAGGATGCTTGAAGATGCGACAGTCATTTATACTCTTACACGCGCTCCTGAGAGAAGAATTTTTTACATTGACGTTGGCAACTTACCTAAATCGAAAGCTGAGCAGTATCTAAGAGATATGATGACTCGCCACAAGAACAAGTTGCAGTACGACTCTTCTACAGGTGAAATCAGCGATGCTCGTAAGATGATGACAATGACAGAAGATTTCTGGTTCCCACGCCGTGGTGGTGAGAGATCGACTGAAGTTGATACAATGCCAGGTGGTAATGCACAAGCATTGAGTTCAGATGAGAATATGTTATACTTCCAACGTAAGTTATATAAATCTCTTAAGGTTCCGTTGTCAAGACTTGAGCCTGAGACTATGGCTTCATTTGGACGTGTTTCTGAAATTACTCGTGACGAATTGAAGTTTAGTAAATTTGTAAGACGTCTGAGAAGTCGTTTTTCTTCACTGTTCACACAGATTTTGGAAAAGCAATTGGTACTCAAGGGTATCATGACACCAGAAGAATTTGCAGAAATCAAAAACACTATTCGTTATGACTTCGTACAAGACAACTACTTCACAGAGTTGAAAGAAGCTGAAATCGCAAGAGAGAGACTTACTACTTTGCGTGAAGTTGAAGAACATGTTGGTACATACTACTCAAGAGAGTGGGTACTACGTAATGTGCTTCGTATGTCTGACGAAGAAATGAAAGAAATGAAAGAACAAATCGAACAAGAGGCTAAGGATGCGCCAGATGAAGAAGGTGACGAGCAAGATAACTTTGCACCTCAACAACAAGAAGCACCACCTCAAGAAGACGAAGAACAATAATATTTAACACAAGTGTTAAATTTACATAAATAATACTAAAGAATCCAGTAGGAGAACAGAAATGAAGTCCTTTAGACAAATTTTAGGTGAGGTTGCTCAACCAAAGCCAGAAGAAGAACGCGCTTTTAAAGATATGCACACGTATGAGACTATGCCTCATCCAGTAGCACTTGATCACCAATTTACTGGTGCAATTGGCGCTGACGATTTGCCAAGAGAAAAAGCTAAAAGACTTGCTGACCAAGAAGGTGACGCTAATTACGACACTTCCTACGACGATGCGTTCGAGTATGCAGGACCTTCCTTTGCTGAAGAAGTAGCTAAAAATCTTACTGATAGACTTTCAGAAGGTTCAAAAATGGCTAAGTCTGCGGCGTTGTCAAAAGCATCTGCGACTTCTAAAAGTGGTAAAGCTAAAGTATCATTGAAGAAAGCACCTTGGGAAAAGAACGAAGAAGTAGAACTTGAAGAAGCATCTGCATCTGTTTACAAAGATATGCCAAAGGCACCAGGAAAAATGGTTTCTAATAGAGTACAAGTAAAGGCATTTAAAGATACAAATGCAATGGGTGCGTTCCTTAGTAAACAAAATGACAACTCTTGGCAACAAACTGGTGTTGCTGGTTTGAAATCAGGCAAATACAAAATTGATATGGTAAAAAAAGGTGGCAAGCCATCTAAAAACTTTATCAAGGTAAACGAAGAAGTAGAACTTGATGAAGCACCAACACGTCAGATGCCTGGCAAAATGCCAACACGCCGTAATGGTAAAAAAGGCGCACCTAAAATGAAAGGTGACTCTATTGCGATTCAACGTGCAAAAGATGCAGAGCATAATAAAGCTATGGGTCGCACTAAGACTGGACGTAAGAAACCAGAGCGCACAATGACTTCTACTCAAAAATCTTTGGCTTCAATGCGCAGAGAATGTGCTGGAGAACTTGAAGAAGGTTTCAGCCCTAAGCAAATCGAACAGTTGAAAAAAGCGTATGCAAGTATGCCTGATCGTGTTCCTATGGACATGGCAAAGAAAATGAGTGCAGTTTTGAAAGGTCGTAGCAAAGAAGAGTTGATTGCAATCGCTCGTGCTGACATCAAATGGCTTTCAACAACAGCCGCTACTAACCTAATCATGCAAGGCGTAAAAGCCAAAGAGATTAACGGATAAAAATATGAAAAGTTTTAAGCAAATTGTAGAAAATATCGTAGTCCTTGATGAAGCAGTCATGGATCAAAAGATGTGGGATCAAACTAAGAAGGGTGACAAACTCACTATTAGTTACGACTCAGGCATCAAAAAAGGTAATAAGACTACATTTGTTGTAGGAACAAAAAATATTGTTGGTAAAGCTAGAGTTGGCAAGATCACAATGAAAAGAGAAGATGGTAAGGGCGGTAAGTTCTTCCTATACAACCGTAATGGTAGTATCTCTTTGGCATTGGGTGACATGGCGGCTTCTATGACTGGTCTAGTTAAAGAATCTGTAGAACTAGAACTTGACGAACGCAACTACGCTAAAGAGTATGCAAACTACCATAGTAGACCAGAGCAAATTGCAAACCGTTCTTCAAGAAACAAAGCACGAAGAATTATGGCTAAAGAGAATGACGTTGACGGTATGGATGTTGGACATGCGGATAATAACCCATTGAACAATGATCCTACAAACTTACGTATCGAAAATCCAAGTGATAATCGTCGTGAGCCACGTATGCGTAATGAAGGTACTTGGGCAATTCCTGATACTCCTAAGAAAAAAATGACATTGAAGAAAATATTATCTAAGCCA